TCTTTTTCCTTAGAAGTAAGAAGTTCACGGACATCCATTTCCGCTTCCTTTTCAGCCTTGAGCTTGTTCAATTTTTCTTGCTCTTCAGCCTTCTTCTTAGCTAGTTGTTCTTCACGCTCTTTGGCAAGAACATCAACTTGTTCTTTCAGACCTTCAATCTGAGAGTACAGCTTGTTCTTTTCCTGAGTACGTACCTTTGCTAGGTCTTCCTCTGTGTAGAACTTTTGAGTAGGAGTTGCTTCTTTTGCTTCTTCAACATGAGCTGAAAAAGTTTCAAGAGCTTCCCGTGTAGCAGTAGGCGCGTCAACGCCTGAATCAACTACTACTGGAACTGAGCCTGCTTCAGCAGCAAATGCTTCAGCAGAAGGTGTTGGTTCTGACATACTTATTCCTTAGTTTCTCTGGGTCGTTTTCCAAATTAGTAACTCGTATGACCGCACGTAATTGCTTGGTTGTTATATTTTAGCCAAATTTAGCCTAAATTAATGGACTAAGTTTCGGCTTTATCTTCCGACGGAACTCGTCTTTGTGGGAGCTTAGTTCCATAGGCCTTTGTTACTAACTCAGCGCGAAGTTGTTGTTCGCCCATCTGAGCCTGCATAGTCGCCATGTCAATGACTGGAGGAGCCATAGGCATTGGGGAAGCTCCACCAGGAGCGCCGCCAGCAGGAGCACCGCCAGGAGCACCAAGAGGTACAGGTTGACCACCAATACCACCAGAAAGCATGCCTGTAAGAGACGCAATTTCATTTTCAACTGCGGTCTGTACAAGCTTGATTGCTCCATCAGCTTTTGCATCAGTAATTAATTCTTCTCGAATTTCTTCAAGTTTCATGCCTGGGAATTCTTCACCAAGGGCACGGAGAGCGCCTTCCTTGGACTCTAGACCAAGAGACATCTTTGTCTGAATTTCATTCAAGACAATCAGCTTATCTAGTGGAAGTGGTGGCGGGAAGTACACATAACTTTGATATGTAATAGGGTCTGTTGGGTCAAGAACCATAACTTGAGAACCATTCATATCAATTGGCTCATCATCTTCAGGGCTCCACTGGAATGATGTAGGTTCTTTAATAGCAAGATTCAAAAGAATAAGTTCGTTAATACGCTCAAGACCATGACGGTATTGAATAATCTTCTGGTTATATTTATTCATCAGAGGTTGATATTGAATAGAGAGTGCAACACCTGATGTATTTGAAATAGGCTGGGCTTGACCAAGAGCAGTTTCTGGAATACCAGTAAGTTCGTGCATTGATTTCTTGAGCATAGCCAAGAAGTCCATTGCTCCCTTAAGACCTTCAGAACCACCGCTTAGGTTTTCTACACGAGCATCTTTAGGCAATCCACCCCAAACTTTATTAGCACCCTTTTCAAGCTGAGCAGCTTTAGCACCAATGATAACGGTCACAGGAGCGGCGTGATAATTAATAATATCTGCTATATCTGTGGAGGTTTCGTTGTAGATTCGTTGGATGGGGATGATGTCGTAGCAGTCTGAGAGTCCCCACGGCGAGCCTGAAATCCGAATATTAGCAATATGTACCACAGGAATAGTCCCAAGTGGGTTAGGGCGCGAGTCAATAAGTTCATCATTTATGTATTCCTCAATAACGTCATCAGTAAGGATTTCAGTATAAGTAAAGACCTGACGAGTACCTTCCAGAGAAGTTCCCCAAAAACGGTACTTTAACTTAAATCTAATAAGACGGTTTCTATCGTGTGGATGAAACTCAGGAAAACAGAACGAAGCATTTAAAGGAAGAATGCGAACACGCCCAGGATGCATCATTCCTGCTGAATCTTGCCACATTTCTTCATATGCAACTTTAACAAAACAATCTCCGGAAACTGAACCTTGTTGACCCATTTCCCATAGAACAGTAGGTTTGTTATTATCTACTTCCCATACACGCTCTAATAAGCTAGGAACGATTGCTTCTGTTTCTTTAGGGCTACGGAAATGAACACCGTGACCAAAAGCAAAATTAACCATGTAGTCAGTAAACGCACGATAGTAATTAATAATTACCTGCGGTTCACCTGTTTGACGGCGATAAGATGTGTGGTGACCAAGATACATGGCCCAGTTGAGAGAGTAACGATTTAGACGAGGACCGTGAACTTCAAACTCTTCATCAGCGAGTTCTACAAGTCCTAAAGGAGAAATGGAGATAGTTAAGTCAGATGATGCTGCCCTATAACTTGGGGGCGAAAAATCAATACTCACCTAATTACCTCTTTCAATATGGTAAATATTACCATATTAATTAGCTAGCCTCGGAGTTTCTCACCAGCAATGAGGCCACGTCCTACTGGTTTTTTAATCTTCTTTCGCTGTTCTTCTTCTTTTTTATCCATTGCTTCTTGCGTATAATCACGAAAACGAGGGTCAATGTCTTTTTCTTTACCTACAAATTGACCGCCCAACTGGGAGTAATGTGAGTGTACCCAGTGAGCGGCTGCGGGAGATGGATAAACGCGAAAACGGGCCTTAGCTTGAGCAACCATCATATTCCAAAGTTTTGGATTAGCTGGATACTGCTTAGGTCCCTCTTTAACTTCTTTACCGCGAATTAACGCCATTAAATCTCCTAATAGTCCCCACCCCTCCCGAAGGAGGGGTTAGGGCTAAAAGTTGTTAGTCTTGCACCACTGCTGGGTTCAAACGATACTGATGCCCACCATCACGGAAGACTTCTTCAATAACGTTTTCACCATGGTCAGCGAAAGCTTGACTTGCGAATTCACCGAGCATTGATGGTGCTTCCACCCATGCAGCAGAGCCGACGTGTGCGCGTTCACGCATTGTCTCTTCAGCTGGCTTAGTGTGTACAGCAGCATTTCGGTTAATTCGACCTGCGGCAGGAATATATCCCTGCATAGCACCTGTCATAAATCCTTGTGGGACGTCTGAATCAGTTGCAAGACCTTCTTCAAAGCGCAGTGGTCCACGCTGCCCTGGCAATGCAGGACTGAAGGTACGGTCATAGGTTTGTGCAGCCTTCTCAGGAAACTGAGGGGCTGGAGCAATTGTTGGCTCTGCCATTTGTTGACTCCTTATAAGGGTTGAGATACCTCGGGTAAATTTTCCCCTGATTTGGCATAAATTTCAGGTCAAACTCATATTAGTTGAAAAAAGGATTGCTACTTACTTCAATAGTAGGCATGGTCATATCCACCGTTAAATAACATGCAATTGCCAAAGAATCTGCGTAGTCATCATGGGCATGGGCTTCATCAGGCGCTTTTGCTGTGAAGTTAGGCCCTTGGAACTTAGTCTCTAGGTCAGTCATTTGTTGATAGAAGCGTTTCCAATTTCGTAGGCGTCGAGTCTTTGCGTGAGCTGGCCAGCCAATCATTCTGCGGTCTATAAGAGCTTTTAGGTGCTTCCACCGCTTAGATTGTTCCGAATTGCTACTGCTCAGAGAGACTACCTCTGCCCTTGGAAGAAGTAGTTTTAGACGCTGAGCTACTGCGTCTCCCACACCGTTAGCATCTACGCCAACCATGTAGACGTTGTAACTACCTAAGAAGTTCACAATTTGGAAGTATTGGTCTTCCCAGTCATCTCCTTGAATTTCAAGCCAATTCAAGATACGGTGGTCGTAATAACCGAATTCATCCGGCCTATCCCAGTCTACCCAGAGAACAGTAACAACTGTAGAGTCCATTTTACGAGCAGGGTCAATCCCTACAACAACGGGAGTTCTGTGCCACGACTTAACTACTTCTTGAGAGGTGTCTCCAAGTTCATCCATCACATTAGACGTGACAAACATTCCTCGCTCTAAAAGCCACTTGCAACAATAAGACATCTGAAACTCATCAGCGTCTTCACCTAAGCGTAGCATCTCCTTTTTAATAAACTTCCCATAGTTTAAATTATATTTCGAGACCTCTCGCCAGTCCCACTCATAGTGGTTTTGTCTAGCGCCTCGGCTAGTCTGACGCCGCTTATTTAATTGAATTGATTTATAGAAGTTATTTTTGTGGGTGGTAGGTGTCCCTGTTTTAACCATAGTACCTGAGTAGTAAGCCAGCATAGGGGAAATAGATTTAGAAACTACGAAGTCGTCGGCTTCCTGACACTCGTCAATAACAATAAGATGAAAGGACTTAGACTCAATCTTTGCTCGCGGGTTTGCGGTCATCATCATGAGGCGAGAGCCTGAATTCTTAAGTTTTACAGAACGAATAACGCCTGGAACTTTCTCTACTGAGTCATCAATTTCAATATCCCCAAGAATAGTTCTAGCCTGTTCTGAAGTTAGACGCTCATACGTTCTGTTGTAAAGAGTTTCAGCCTGTCCTTCAACTGGAGCAAACAGACCCACCCACAAGCCATCTTTATATTGACCAAGGAGTTCTGGGTACATGACCGCTAGGCGTGGTAAAAGCACCATCAATGTGGCTACTGTATTTGAGATAATTTCAGATTTACCAGACTGACGGGCGGCAAGGGCTGTGATTTCCTCACCATCATTAATAATTACTGATTCCATAATCCTACGGGAGAGTGGAATTTGATAGGGGTGTAGGGAGTGCCCAACTAGGACATTCATAAAATCAAGACAACGGTCTATGACGTTTTCAACAAATTCTTTAGAGAGCTCGTCTAACTCTTCCTCTTCCACATCTTCGGGTAGAGGGGCCTCTTCCTCGTAAAGGTTCTCTTCATCTTCGTAGTAGAACTGTTTTTCACTCATTAATTGTCCGTTCAGTAAGGCTTAATTATAGCAAAAACAAAAAGCCTGGGGAAAGGAGACCCAGGCTTTCTGCTGCCACATTAGGAGAGGGAAGGAGGTTGAGGCACGTAAATTATAGCATAGAGCGTTTGTTCAGTTCCGCAACGAGCGCATGTAAAGCCTCTGCTCCTATCAATGCTTCTTTTAGGTAGTAGTCTTCTCGGCTACTTTCATAAGAGCGAAGGCATCGATTAATTTCTGATAAAGCTTGGTCTGACCAATTTGTTAGGTCAGCCGTAGCAATCTTTTCCACACGCTTAGCTACTTTAGGGGAAAACGGTCTATCCCACGGTTTATCTTTTTTAAACAAATTCCAATTCATCTAGTTCTACCTCTCGTGCTTGAATCGCTCCAAATAGTGCTTCGTCTTCGTCTTTCTTTTTAAACCAAATGCCGAAGCCAACTCCAAGTTTACCATAGGGCGCTCTCAGTACAATACAGCGGCCGTATCTATACGGCTCCTCTATTTCTTGCGTCCAGCCAATTTCAAAAAATGGGTACAGGAATCTTTTTGGGTACTTTATAGTTGTAATATATATTGGACCAAATGATTTCACTCTTCTCCTCTAGACTTATTAAACCAATCTTTAAGGTCAAACCCTCTGTCATTGCCGTATTTCTGTTCACCACCAGCTTTAATCTGATTCTTTCTAGCTTTTCTAGCAAGATAGTCAAGTCGTTTACGTCTTAAATATCCTAAATCAGACATATTTGACGGACCCATATTATCCCAAGCATCTAACCCTGACTCACGTAAATATTTACCTTTAGACTCAGCAGCGATAAATTCTTGCCACATATATTCAGGCACGTCGTAGTAATTCCACCATTTATTTTCTCTAAAAACCACTGTTAAGGTCTGTGTTTTTTTATCATATCCAGCGGCTACTGTCCTAGGACGATTAGGGTTAGTTGTAGATGTTCCTCTAAGAGTTATATCTGAGGGACGTTCATCTCGTTCTTCAGAATAGTAGTCGTAGTCGGTGTCTGCCGACTGCGAGTCATCATATAACCCTGGGTCGCGGTCATAGATTTCATAATCTCCAGCGTCTTGAATACTCATTCTTCACACTCGTGGTCTTCAGTCTCATCTTCCCTGACTCGGGCGTTGCAATCGTAGCACCGTAGCCAGCGCCATCCTTGAAAGTTATTCTGGGCTGTAGCTCCTGGGAGAAAGTTACTACCGTCATCGGAATATGGCTTTTCGTAATCATTAATAATTTCAGGCTCTACAAACAACTCTTGTGGAAACGGCCCTTTAGGTCTGTGCGCAGTTTTAGGAACAGGGTGACCCTGAAAACATTCTATATATTTAATAACGCCCATAGTGTAAGTATAGCAAAAGAGCGGGCATAAAAGCCCGCTCTCTCACATAATAAAGCTATTTACGAACCTTGCCGTAAGCCTCATCAGCTGGGTTAAGTGCTCGCAAGAGCGCTGAAACACCAGCAATAACCACGGCAGCGGCTACTGCGTCTAGGTTAAAGGATGCAATATTGTCAAGCACCCATACACAGGATGCTCCGACGCCTACTCGTAGTGCTGTACCAAAAGGCGATGCAGCGAACCACAATAGGAATCGGTCCCACCAGGTATTTGCTACCGTCGGTAGTTCTTTCTTTGCCATATTTATTCCTCTTCTTTGATTTCTTCCAAATCCTGTTCGAATCTGGTT